GGGAATAGAATGTTATGTAAGAGGTAATTATTTAAGAGATCAAAAAGACTCTCATGATAAATACTTTGAGTGTGTTGTATTTGGTTTTACATCTATACCAAAACAAGTTCCCCTATTTCACTATATGATGACTGATGGTGGCATCTGGTGGAGAGCACCTGTATCTGCATTCTGTAAAAAACCTGGTGTAAAAGAATTACCATTAAATGAATTAATGTTATGGGATTCATTTAGTTATAATGTAAGTGTTACTAGATTTTATCAATTACAAGGATGTAAAATGACTTATACATCTAGAAGAAAAAAACAAAGAGAAGGCACATATTTATTTACAATAGATTGGTGTGCAGGTGATTATAATGAATTAGATTTTGGTTATGCAGAAAAACCAGATCAACACAAATGTGGTCATGTTATAGAATTAGATGATGGTAATTATGCCATACAACCTAATAATAGATTAAGAATATTTGATCCTTCTATGGCAGCTGACCCTAGCAAACCTCTCATACACAGACTAGTTAATACTAGAATATGGTCTGTAGAAGATACATCTAAATGGATAACTGATGAAAACGAAGAAGGCAGTTATGATTATGATTATAAGGAGATAAAAGATGGCGAAGAAGAAAAGCACAGTAAATAAAGCAGGCAACTATACAAAACCTGGTATGAGAAAACGAATGTTTAACTCTATCATGGCTGGATCAAAAGGCGGAAAGCCTGGACAATGGTCAGCAAGAAAAGCCCAGATGCTAGCTAAAAAATATAAGGCAGCTGGTGGGGGCTATAAGTAATGATAACTTTTATTAAAAAAATATTAGGTATTACTGATTTAGAATATAAAGTTAGATTACTACAAAGAAAAAATTATTGGAGAGATAAATATAAACATGGTTAAGAAAATAAAAAAAGTTGCTAAAGCATTAAAAAAAGCATCAGCTTTACATAAAAAACAAAGTAAAGTTATTGAGAATCATATTAAAGAAATGAAATCTTATGGCAAAAAAAAGAGATCCTAAAGTAGGTACGGGTAAAGATTGCAAAAGTTAAAAAGATATCTAAACCATTTGCAAGAAAAATACAGATATTAACTGTAGGTGAACAAAGAGCAAAGGTTATGGGTAAAACACAGGTAGCATCTATATTTAAAAAGGGAAAAGAAAGTATAAGAAAAGGGAGAAAAACGTAATGGCACTCGCAAAGAGTCAAAGAAGTTTAAAAGCATGGAGCAAGCAAAAATGGCGAACAAAATCTGGCAAAAAATCATCAGAAACTGGAGAAAGATATTTACCAGAAAAAGCTATAAAAGCAATGTCATCTGCAGAATATGCGGCAACGACAAGAGCAAAACGCCAAGGAACAAAAAAGGGCAAACAACATGTGAGGCAACCGAAAGCAATTGCAAAAAAAACAGCTAAATATAGGAGATATAGCTAATGATGAAAAATGGTATGAAAATGAAAAATGGTATGAAGAAAAAAAGTGTGCCTAAAAAACACAAAGGTTTTTCTAAGTTACCAGAAGCAGTACAAAGAAAAATAAATAAAAAATTAGCGAAGAAAGTATAATGAGAAAAGGACTTTATGCTAATATCCATGCTAAAAGAAAGCGTGGTGAAAAAATGAGAAAGAAAGGTGCTAAAGGTGCACCCACTGCTGCACAATTTAAACGTGCAGCAATGACAGTTAAAGGTAAAAAATAATGGCAAAGACACCAGCATGGCAAAGAAAAGAAGGTAAGAATCCTAAAGGTGGCCTTAATCAAAAAGGTAGAGATTCATACAATCGTGCAACTGGAGGTAACTTAAAAGCCCCTAGTAAAAAAGTAGGAAATAAAAGACGTGCTAGTTTTTGTGCAAGGATGAAAGGTATGAAGAAAAAATTAACTTCTGCTAAAACTGCTAATGATCCGAATTCAAGAATTAATAAAGCACTTCGTGCTTGGAATTGCTAGTTTAATTTTAATAGGTACTGCAATGGCTGATGATACAAAAATCATGAATCTAATAAATGACATTAAAGATGTCAAACAAGAATATGATCCTAAATCATTTGAATTTAAAATACCTAATGAATTAATTGCTACTGTTGCTTTAGCTGAAACAGGTAATATGCAATTTAAAGGTGCACCTACAGCAGAAGCTGCTAATAATTTATTTGGAATACATCCATACGGTAATCAACCCTTTTTAGCAACACAAGGTGGATCTAAATTAACTAAATTTAATACACCCAAAGATAGTATTCGTGCTTTTATTAATTTAATAAAAACACAAGATGAATATGAACCTGTAAGAACATCTATTAATCAGGGTAATCCTATTGAAGAACACTTTAAAGGTTTAAGTTTATATGCTGAAAGGGAAGACTACCCAGATTTTTTAAATCAAGTATACAAAACTAGAGTATTTAGATTATTTAATCCAATACTACCTAAAAGAAAACCTATGAATATGCAGATGGATAATTTAAAATGAGTTATAATTTAGGTAATTTAAAAGATCAAACTGTAAAAATGTTATATCAAGGAGATCCATCTGATTATTTTAATTTATGGCAAACATCTCCAGGAAATAAGAAAGAATCTCTTGGAGATATTCTTAAAGAAAGATTTAATTATAATTTAGAAAAAGATGAAGATAATAATTTTATATATGCAAGCACACCTAGAGATGATGGATTACCTACATTAACAGCTATTGCAGATGCATATAGGCACGCAGCAACTTCTGCAATTATGTCAAAAGATCGTGGAAAGTTTACAACACAAATGTTGGGATTAGGATTAGAAGGTATGGATGTTATATCTAAAAGTGTAGGAGTTTTAAAAGATGGTAAAACTCCCTTTTTTGAAAAGTTTGATAAAATGGGAAATATATTTGGTGATTCTTCTATGGATGCTTATAATAATAAATTAGGTTTAAAATATAGTGGTAGTAAATCTGACGTATTAAGTGCATTAAATATAGCTTTTGAAAAACAATTAAATAGAATGAAAAATCCTAATTATAAATTTCAAGAAAATATAGATTTTAGATTTGATAAAAGATAAAAGGGAAGCCTAAATTAATAGACTTCCCCCAGGCAACACAGGCATTCCGTCATTAGTCGGAGTGCCTTTTTTTTTGGCTTCTTCGATACAATGAACGATCACCCCATCTCTTAAGCCAAAACCAGTTACTTATTTTACTGGCATATCTTTCTAATCTATCCATGATAGGATTATGCCAGAAGTAATATCTAAACTCTTTGGATAAGTTCTTTAATCTCACCTTCTAATTTTCTTCCTACAGAATTAGCATGATTAATAACGGCTGCACATAGATTGCCATGATATGGATATCCCTTCAATGCTTCTCTAATTTTAGCAACAGGCTTACCACCATAATCAATTACAAGAGCATTCTCTCTATTTAACCCAATCTTTAATTCAAATAAAATGCCTGTAAATTTATCAGTTTTATTTTTTTCTGGCATTAGTTTCTCCTTGTGGATTTTTAACAAAATCTGCACTAACTCTTGGGTCAAGTTGATTTAATTGTGACAAAGAACTCATTAGTTTTACTACCTCACCATAAGGTCTTGTCATTAGATATCTCATAATATCCATCAGTTGTTCTGATGTTATAAGATATGTTCGAGGTTCTACTTTTTGTTGGTTTTCTTCTTTCTTATCAGCCATCTATCCTCCTATTAAAATGGTATTGTATCATCAAAATGTCTTTTTAGTATTTCTAATTTTTCTTCTGACGTTGCAATTTTATCTATTAGTTTATCTAGTTCATCTAGAAATTGTGGATGTTCACCTATTGCTACAGGTTTATCAAAATAAACCCAAGCAGTAGCTTTTGCTGAAGCTATATCTGCTTCATACTTCTTTTTTAACGCATCATAAAAACTTTTATCCATTACCATACCCCCTTAAATTGATAGTATTTATCTTCTATTAAATCATCATCACTAAAATACGGATTTAGTGTAGTAGGTTTTTCGTAGTGTTCTTTACAATCTCTTATTGTTTGATTCAAGGTTCTACCTTGACGCAAACAACCTGCTACAAAATCTTCTACTTCTATTATTGCTTGTTTAACTTGACCCATTTGTTTTTACCTCCATTATTAATCTACCTAGATACCAATTAGCTTTTTCTAAATCTTGTAAAGGCTCACCCTTAAATTTATACCTAGAAACATACTTTAAAACATTGCCCTTCAAATACCCATGATACTCATCATCTGTCATACAATCTTGTATAACTTCAATAGTTTCTTTTTTACCATGTTTATAATGAGAAGGTGAATGAACATTATCATGTTTTCTTTCATTCTCATAAGACATATCATGACTATGATCTTTTTCATATCTGTATGTTCTTTTACCATCTATCGGTACTTCAAACACATAATCTTTCCAAGATTTATCTTCTGCCATATTCTCTCCTAATTGTATTATAGTCAATAGTTTCTATATTATAATGACCACCTTGTACATTACGTTTTACAATTATACCACTCCACCACATATGCTGTGTATCTCTAGCAAAATGTTCTTTATGATTTAAATAACATCCTGCAGATAATGCATGTAACTTTTTACCATTTGGTAATGTAGATGTAGCATAATCTAATAAATGACTATGACCTACTGTAGCAGAAACTTTATGTTTTGTCAATAGTGTTCTTGCAATATTTTCACCAGATATTGCACTACCCAATATACCAGAAGGAAAATGATGTGCATAGTATATACCATCAATCACCTTGTTAGATTTATATGGCACTTCTTGCCAACCAAATGCTTTAAAATTTAAATCACTAATTTTTAAAGTACCATCTAGTTCTGGATTTTCATCTACAAATCTATCAATCCTATCCTCATGATTACCATGCAACATAATTTTTTTAGCTTTATGTTTTCCTAAACCTTTATTAAACATAGCTAATGCTTGATGTGAATGTTCCATGTCCTTTCTATATCTTCTACCTTCAAATGATTTTTTCTTTTTATCATATGATGATAAAGAATCCATACTACAGAAGTCTCCCATACAAATAATATGAGTTGCTCCTACATCTGCTGCCAGTCTACCTGCCCACAGAAATCTTTCATTGCTTGCTTTAGGTGTGCAATGAGGGTCACCTATTACAACATGTGTTGCCATTAATTTAACTCCTTATCACGTTTCATTTTTAAGTATTCAAGAAAATCAACTATATTATCATCAGTATCAAATTCTGCAATAGAATTAATACTAAGATCTTTTTCATTGTTTTTCTTATCATCAGCAAATCCACGTAAACCCCACAGAAACGTAGAATGTGGGTCACTGGTTGCCATTTTTATCATGCCTCTAGCTATTGTAGAACATAATTCGTACTCTTCTGTGGACATTTTGGATCTACTATCCATTACAATACCACATGTAAAACCTTTTTGCCAAGGAGAAACAAGCACCTTGATTGAATTTAATAAACTCATTTTATCTTTTTTTGTCATTTATTCCAATACTTATCGTGGTTTTCTTTGTTATACTCTAAAACTTTGTGTTCATAATTTCTTTTCATACTTTTTTTACCAAATTCTTCTGCTTCATTTTCTTTATCAAAAATTGTATTAGTAAATAGTTTATACTCTTTATCCTTTTTGTGTTTAAATAATACAAAATATAACATCATATTTGGAGTCGGTGAAGAGCAGACCCCTCAAACTACTCCCCACCAAACTCACTAGTCTCATCCTTTTTAGGATTGTTGACTTCTGTATACCAAACCCATTTAGGGTTTTTTCCTTTGGATTGTTGCTGTGGTAACAGTTTCAATCCACTCCCCCAACAAGGAAGTTTATATGGACAATACGAACATACAAAGCCCAAAACTTTATTACCAGTTGGCTTACTTCTAAAAGTTTCATCAACTGCTTCATAACATCTTTTAAATGGTTTCTTTGATTCTAATGCTTTTAAATTATCATGTGCAAGTTTAACAAATTTATTTTTATATTTACTATCATCTAAAGGTGTTTCACATACTGTCCATTCACCTGTAGATTTATTAATAGCTATCCACCCACCAAAATTTTTCTTTTGGCTATCGGCATATAAATATCCTTGTGTCGCATAACCAAAGGAATCTTCCTCAACAACTGCCTCAAATCCACCATCTTCACCAAATTTTTTTTCAAAAGAATATGGCGATGCACTTTTAATATCCCAAACTTTGTTATCAATTTCAACATCTTGTTTTCCATCAATTGATTGTTTACCAAATTTATGTGTAACTTCTTTTTGTTCATTCTTTATTTCTACTCCTGCTGATTTCATAACAAATATAGATAATGCTTCAATTAAATCTCCAAAAGTATTTCTCATTTTATTACTGTAAGGTTGTCCTTCACCTTTTATACCTTTGGCTTCCATTTGTAATTGGCATAATGGCCTACCTATATTTGACATTCTAGGTTTAAATTGAGACTGTCGTTCCTCTGAGAATTGTTTTCGGAGTATAGCTTTACAACTTTCTCCAAAAGCATCAACCAATTCCTCAGAGATAACAACAGGTTCTCTCGATACTTTATCTAAATACGTTTGTACTTTATGAAGTATCGTGTTCATTATGATGACAACACTTTTTCTGGAAGTTGATCATCCATATCATCAACTATCTCAGCATCAATCTTATCAGACCCATTAGGTGCTTTAGCTTTAGCACTATTATATAGATCAATAACTTCTTTATTTTCTATATCAATAGATTCTTGAAATACTTTCAATGTTTCCATATCAGCATCTGATAATTGAAGATTAGCATCAGCATTAACAGTAATTTCTGGAACATAAAATACGTTCCCACCTTTTTTCTGTCGTTTAGTTTCAAGAGAAAAAGAACAATTAAACATTAATTTTTTTCTTTTCTTCAATTGATCTAACGCAGCACTTACTGGTGAGAATGCTGTACCAGTTACTCTATACAACACTGGTAAATTTTCTACATTATGGGCATTACCATTAGCAGTTTTACCATCTTTAAAAGATAATAAACCATATACAAGTTTATAACATCTTATAGTTCTTTGTTGTTCTAGTTGTTCTGGAGTAAGATTTGCTCTTTCTTTGAAAGGTATCTTACCACATTTTGTACCACCAAGAATATCTATAGCTTCATCTTTCCAAGATTTAAAAATTATAGATCTATTGATGTACTCACCTTTATCAGCATCATAATGCATATACTGCATTGCACTTATAAATGGTCTTAGTGTTGCTGGTTTAGCATACACGTTTTGACCAACTGCTGAGTCATAAGTATAGAAGTGACCAACGGGAAGTTGATTCCCATCATCATCTTCTGGTGTACGATTGATCGCAAGTCTAGGTATATTTGTACCTGCACTTGATCCATCGTCTTGTCCAATAGCTTGCATAATTTGCTCATCAGACATTCCTTTTATATTTACTAGTTCATCAGACATTTGTCCTCCTTATTATAGTTAAGCCTTATATCATACTTTTGCAAAAAAGTCAAGATAAAAATAAAGTAATTATTGCAAATAAAAATATAGCTAATACACTCCATTTAAGTATCTGCGACAATATAATTATAGCATATGCTAACATATTTTAGTTTCCTCTATTGTAGTTCTTACATCTAAACCATCAGAGTTTGCGTAATAACTCCACTCAGAATAAAACTCGTGGTTGTCTTTTATAAATAATGTAGTTGGTTCTCCAACACATTTGTCTTTTAAATCAACATATTCTAAATATGCTGCATAGCTTCCATCTTCAAACTCATCAAGAGTTTCTAATGCTTCTATTTCTCTACTCATCGTACTATTTCTACCTCCTCCATATCTAACCAATTATATCCTATCTTGATCTCAGTGTCAAGGGGAACGTTAAAGTTTATATTGTAATACATTTTAAGTGCAGGTATTACATCTTCTGTACCTTGCTTAAAAATTAATCCCATTTTGTAAGATTCATCTGGATGAACATCAGCAACAATAGAATCATGCACTGTATTTATAAGCAAACTTTTTACACCCTGTGCTTGCATTAGTTTAGATATTTGTATACATGCTAATGGCACTATGTCAGCTGTAGCAAATCCTTGCACAGGATAATTTTTTATTTGTGTTCCATAAGTTGATCCACCCCATGGTGTTCTTTCTGCATATGGAAATGAATACTCTCTACCAGTTGGTAGTTTAACTCGTTTATATCTTATAGCTTCGTCTTGTAATTTATCATGCCATTTTTTTATATCTTTATACTTTTCTAAAAATTTAGAATAATATCTTTTTTCATCTTCTGTACCAGTTGTACCACCATACAAAGGTTTAAAAGTATGTGCCTTTGCGTCTTGTCTAGATACACCTATAATATCTGCAGTGTATTGATGTACATCTATATTATTTTTAATATCTTCCATGCCTTGTTTATCTTGTGATAAATAAACTGCAGTTCTAAACTCTAATTGTGAAAAGTCTACTTCTATAATTTGCCCATCTTTAAATCTAGATTTGACAACCTTACGAATAGGAAAAGTTCTACCTCTTGGTTGATTTTGAAAGTTAGGGTCTCTACTTGAAAGTCTACCTGTAGCTGTAATTGCTTGCATAAATTTAGGATGTAATAAACCTTTTTCATTTGTAAAATTTTCTATACCAGTTACAAACGTACCAAGATAAGTTTCTACTGCACCATATCTTACAATAGCATCTATAAATTCTTTAAACTCACCTTCAGCTTCACCTGCTATTTTATTTAATGTTATTCTGTCTGTTCTAAAACCTGCTTCTGCAATATCATATACACTTCTAGGTCTTTGATTAAATCCTGCTATCTTTGCCATAGGTGTATATACATAGCCATCACCATCACATTCAGAACATTTAGTATAATTTTTATATGGACTTCCATCTTTTTTTATTTTTTTAATTACACCTTTACCATAACAACCTATACATTGTTCAGCTGTAGTTTTATG